CTCGAAGAAACTTAAAGAACTTATGCATTTTCTTTTACCTCTATGTAACTTTAAAGCTTAATAACCAGCCGGTACAGCAAGGGTGTCTATAAAGCTGCATCCAGCCGGGTTATTGACGAAAGTCTGCATGCCCACTACCATATAAAAGATATCAGCAGTAGCCACACCACCACTTGCACCACGAATTTCAAACGTTTTCCTACCATCAGTTGTGTAGAATCCAATGGGAAGAATTTCACCACGGCCCCATACTTCATCTGTAATGAAATCAATACGAGTTTTATCCCAGTTAAACGAACGCTTAATCGGCGCGCCAGCTAACTGCATGTTATCACCGAAATACATATCTAAAGCTTCATCTTTTGCCTGCTTATGAATCTGAACAACTAACTGGCCAATTTCTTCATAAGCCTGTGCTTGGCAGGGATGAGTCCATGCATTAGGCGAGAAGTTATTATCCAATCCAATTCGATTGCCAATATTATTAATTGCTAATCTGGGTAATGGTAAAGTAAGCGCAGAACCCCCAGCATTAACTCTATTAGCACGAATTTCAGGAGTAGTTGCACGATTAAAACCTAACCATGTTCCTACAGCAGAAGCTGAGTGATGGTAAGGAACCCCAAATAATGCGGGTAATGTTGCTGGCGCGGGTAATCCTGCTGTAACAATAACATCCGTTGCAATCACACCAGCAATCTGAGGTGTAATGGAAATAGTCTTTCCAGGCACATCCCAGTTTGTAATTAAACCACTTCCCCTATTGGTAGCTAATGTAACATCAAAAATCTGAACAGTCTGATTAAATCTCATCAGACGCGCGCCAAAACCATCTGTAGTTAATGTGATTACGTTAGAACCACCAGCAGGGGTATCAGTAGTAACAGTTCCAATTACACCATTACCAGGCTGCATCATCTGACTATCTAATTGTCTACGGATTTCATCAAGAGCTGTAGCTACTAACCTTTTAACTCCTTTTGCTACCGACTTCCTATCATCATCTGTTGCCCACTGTGCTAACTTAGTATATTCAATATTCTCACTCATGAATACTGAACTTAACACAGCCTTATCAAAAGTTGGCCCGCTACCACGACCTAAATCACCACCATCCGGATTAAAGTATTGAAATGAACCCCCAGGTCTAATTTCTAATGGAACACGCATCTGTCTATTAGAAATTTTTTCAACATCACGCTTCTTGATATTTGAATAGAACTTATCATCCCTTTCAAATAAAGTTCTAACCTTGGGAATAACCCTTTCTAATTCAAGGCCCGCAACTTGAGCTTCGGTTAAGGCCTTATAAGTTCCACCATGATCATTAACAAATTTAAACCAATTATACATTATATACTCCTAAATATTAAATCCAAATAAACCTAACCCCACTCGTTAAAGCCGCAGCATTAATAACAAAAGTTCCAGCCGCGCCCAAACCAATATAAGTCATATCAGTTTTAGATATTGGAACTCCCGTATCTCCTGCGATACCTTTTAAAGTAAGGGCATTTGCATTAGTTGAGGGGGGAATAATTAATACCCCAACTGGCGTAGTGCCCCCACCTGTAGGTGGAGTTATTGTGTTTGCGCCCAATGCTAAATCTTTTATTTCGCTTTGAGCAGGGGATAATGGATTGCTTAATCCATTAAATATCTCAGACCAAGCAATCGAAGATATAGAACCATCCCCTGTAATAGCGATTGAAAAAGATTTATTTGAGGTATTTGCCATGTTTTTCTTTACCTCGACTAACTATTCAAATATTCTAACGTCGTCATTTTCTTCGGAATTTTTTCCCCTTTTTCTGCTTTAGTTCCCTCACTTCTGGATGAAGTATTAGAAGATAAATTAGCCGATCTTCCACGCGGCAATGGGGTATCTTCATCCCTATCATTTCTATTACGTGCGGCTGAACCTTTAAGGGCCTCTGCCCGAACCCTACGCATAATAGCAGGCAGAACAGTTCTAGCTTTACCTAATAGAGCATTTTTAATCTTAGTCTTACTAGCATTATTAAAACTATTTTTACCACTATCTAACCAAAGATTATCTAAAACTTTCTTAAATCTTGCATCTGAATTTATTTCACTATCAAGTGAAGAAATAATATCCTCAATAGCCTTATTCTTAACATAATCTGACATTCTTCCAGTTGGATCAATTGCATTATCTACTGATCTTCTAACTAGATTTTCAACTGAAGAACTTACATCATTACTAGCTACATCTAATTGATCCTGAAGGAATCGTTCTTCTCTCTTAGTAAGTTGTTCTTCTTTAGGATCAGCCTTAGATTCGCCGCGATTAACTTGATGTTTATAATTATAATTAGTAATCTTTTCATCTTGAAAAAAGAATTTATGTAAAATTTCCGCGGCGCGTCTTAAATTCTGACCTTCTTGATTATCCGCGCCCATACTAGCACCAGATTTAAATATGGAAATCGCGGCATCCTTTAGAACATTTGAAACCACCCCAAAATAAGCAGGCTTATCGACTTCATATAAATTAAAAAGAAATTGTTCTGTCAATTTCTCAAACGCGGTTGAATCAGCTTCTTTTACTGACTTTAGAACAGAAGAAATGTTTCCATCCAATAGAGATGCTTCAAATTTCTCATAATTATCTGCATTATCTTTCGCGGTCTTAGCATCATCAATATTGGGAAAAACTTCACTATATTGCTGTTCTCTGTAAATAGCCTTTTCCAACGCGGGGAACTTTTTATATAAATCAGGAAATGCTTTAAGCACTTCTTTCCGACTTGGCAAATCTGAAAACTCTAATTTACTTTCATCAATTTCTTCATCTAATTTAAGTTCATCCTCTTTCTCACTTTCCTCATCTTTCTCTTCCTTACCTTCATCTTTCTTATCATCCTTTAAATCTAATTTCTCATCTTTACCCTCATCAGTAATATCAGAATCATCAAGTAAATTATCTAAAATTTTATCAGCATTTAATGAGCCATCTTCAAGGGCCGCACCAGTACCCAAGTTATCATCAGGCGCGTATAATGGCATTTGAATCTTCATTGTTATCTCACCCTTTATACTTTAGCAGAAGTTTCCGCGTTTGTGGTTTGTCCAACTATAGGTTTAGTTTTTTTATTATTTGATGGATTTGGTCCAGGTGATGGGGGTTGTGAACTATTATCACCACCACCCCCACTTTGTAATACTTGCATAGCCTGGATATGAGCTTTCATATGTAATAATATATTTTGATACCCCTTCGCATTTTCAGTTTTACATTGTCTACCTGCTTCACTTACTAACCATGAGCGACATACATCAGCTTCTAATTCATGCCTATCTACAAGTAATTCTGGCATAACTGAAGTTTGTTCCGTTGGCATTCCATCGGGGCCAATATTGGGGATTGGTTGACTTTGTAATAAGAGATCAATTTCCTCTAATTGCTTTTGTCTATCATCCTCCCCAGGAATAGTCATATCATTTAAACCACCAGCCTGATATAAATAAGGTAAATTTTCGGGGATGGTTAAAGCCTCCATAACAACAGAATTTTGCATATTCATTAACTGCATAACTAAATCTCTAACTTGAGCAGTTGTCATTGGTAAATCATCAGCAGCTTCTAATTCCACATCTCCAATTTTACCATCCATCTCCGCTTTTTTAATTATGATATTAATCCATTTACTTCCCTGTTGTTGGACAATTCGCTCATCATCCATCATATTCTTAATATATGCTGGAATAACTTTCGCGAAAATATCCTTCCACCAAAAAGTTATCATCTTCCAAGGAGTCTGTAATCTCTGCAAAGATTGGGCGCGACTCATAGCATATTGTGATGCAGTTCGGGAACTATTATCCTGATCTCCACCAAATAATGAGGGCATAGCCCCAGAAGTAAATTGTCCTAATTGCTGAACCTTATCTCCAAATGGTCCTACTTCTTGAGATAATGTAGCAGTTTTTACTTCATAAAAACCATCTGCAATAGATTTACCAGACTTTGGTTTCGCGGGGAATATATCTCCAGGATTAACTTCAGCTTTTCGATAAGATTTAAAATTTAAGACGGATGGGTCCGCGAAAGTTTGAGGAATTCCTTGTTCAATAGTTTGTAAAGTTAGTGCAATTAAATCATCAGTAATTTCCTGAATAGATTCTACCAGTGCGCCATGTGGGTCATAATGTATACTCTCACTTAATGGATTCTTAGACAGAGTCCAATGATCATCCATTGACTCATTACACGCAGAAGCAAATTCACTATTAACAAAAACTACTTTACAACCATCTGGGAATTTTTTATATAATTCCTTCCGACATTCTTCATCAGGAATAATTTCAAATAAACTAGGTCTAATCCATTTATTATGACAAGTAGGGGTATCTAATGGATACTCATTATTATATTGGGGGGATAATCGCGCCCATCTTGCATATAAAGTATCTCCACTTGTATCGGAAGATGTTTCAACTTCTTTAAGTTCTCTTCTCAACCAGGGATACTTTTCATATACATATGAATAATGAGTTTCATAACTATAATCTAAATATGGACATTCAGCTTGATTCCTAGCATAATTTGGGACTTTTACGTAGAGGCCCCCCATTACATCAATACATTGGCGCGCTTTAGGTTTACGAGTAACCCCTGTCATTCTTTCTACAACAACTTTATTCTGTTTTAATTCAGGATCAATATTTTCCTGACACTGTTCACAAATTACTTGACCATCATTCATTACTTTATGTAATAGAACATCGTCCTCATCCGGATCAAATTCATCAGATTCCTGAATTTCTTTTTGAATAGCAATCTGAAAATTTAAATCATCTAATGGTTTTCCACAACTTGGACACTGATATATAGATTGGGATTCTTCAACATTAGAATAATCCGCGGTATCTACGAAACCATATTTCTCACTATAATCAGTATAATTATATGCGGCAATTAAACCTTGAGTGCAATAAATATATAAACCTTTAGCCCAAAGTAATGGCGCATCAACATGTTTATAAATTAACTGACCAATTTTAGTTCCACCTTTTGCAGTTAAAACATCATTAACATTATTCGCATCATCAGGTAAGCACTTAACCCCTGGTACAGTTGCAGACATTGCCGCAATGATAGATTCTAGATAAGCGCGGAATACATTGATATTCTTATCATAGTAACTCTGGTCATCACTACCTTCTACAGGTTCCTCAAAAACGCGCCAATCATGCGCTGTATTTGACCACCATAAATTCTTTAAACCAGACCACATGTAAACATATTTCTTCCAAGTTCGTAACTGTCTAATCCTTACGATATCATCATCTTTATCAATATAGTCAGATATAACCTTAAGGGCAACCTTAACATTCTCAGAATGTTCGAAATATTTTTTCCTACGTTCAGCAGTCTTATCGGGCATTATTCTTCTTCATGAATAATTTTCTTTTTTTAGTAGAGGCCTTATTTACAAATTCTTTAGCTACTTCTGGAGATGGACCATAACCTTTTTTAGGTTTCATTCCATGCTCTATTCCAACCATTAAACGATACTGTTTACCACTTACTGCTGGCATTACTCACCTGACTTATTATCTAATTTCATAATCTTAGATAATTTAGGTTGCGCGCTCTTTAATCTAGGTTTACGATTCTTAAGACCAAATTTCCTAATCATCGGAATATGAGATTGAGAAGGCCCAAATTTCATTGCCATTTTAATTCAACCATTACATCTGCATTCCACCATTATCAATTCTACTCATACCAGGTTGTGGATTTGGCACGCCCATTGTAGATACACCTGGTTGCTGTTGCTGCATCATCATTCTTCGTCTTTGAAGTAATTGCTGCATAATCTGTGGACTGGGTTGACCCATTGTCATTCCAGGTTGATTACCCATTCCCATAGGCTGTTGATTATTTAACATTTGGCTAGCCTGCATTGGGTTACCTTGTGGCATATTATTTATACCACCACCCATATCTTGTCTCATTTGCATTAATCTTTGCATCAATTGAGGATTAGCCATTCCTGATTGCATCATTTGAATTTACTCCTAATTCTTCTTCTAATGTTTGAATTGCTTCTTCAATTTTAGGGGTATTAATTTTAACTTTATTAGCCTGGGCTTCTCTTGCTAATTCGGCAGCTCTTTGTCTATCTAACTTTTCTAAATGAGCACGTCTAATTGGCCATGGAATATATTTACCACGAATTGGTTCAGGATTTTCATCCTCTAATTCGTTAGTTCCATTAGAATTCTTATCTACCATCGCAGCACTATACATTAAATTGGTTAATCTACTAACCTCTTCACGCGCGATAGTTAATTCATTCCTTAGATACTGAACTTCATTATCTAAATGGTTAATTTCGGGCGCGGGTATCTCTAATTTATATAATATCCAATATTTAATTGCCTGTATTACATCTCTCATTAATGACCCCTATGATGAAATCTTCGCATAGGTCTTTCACTTAAATCTTCATCAGTTTCCAACTTCTTCATATTCCTATAATATGCTGTCATATCTTGACTCCCCACTAATTTTTGAACAATAGCTTCTTCTTTATTCATATGTGAAGCTATTTCACTAGACTCTTCAAAATATCTATCCGCGGCGTGTAAAAGCATACGAACACAATCATAAGGATCATCCCCATTCCATTCTGCTACATCTTCTGGGGGTTTATCATCACCTTTAGTTGATTCGTATTGCGCGACTGATATTGCTTCAATTAATAAAGGACAAATATCAAAGATTTGAAATTTAGGTAAATTCTCTTCAGGAAGTGATGGGGTGAGACTACGCATATAAGCCTTATAATCTTCTAGGCCTTTATTACGCATAATCCACATTGCCAATACATCATCATACTGAGGAACTTCATCTATAGGTATGAATCTAGGTTTCCACCTTAAGTATTCATGTAATAAAGCTTTTCCACTTAATCTATTCTTCTCACCTAGTCTAATAGTTTTATCTAAAGCATCTGAGACTAATTCAAGAATAGTATGGGGTTCTCCCCTATGTTGTCCAGCACTATGACATATTACTATATCCGCGGGGTTTTCTCTATCAATATATTGTTTAACCTTTGGTCCCCATTCTTCAATTTTTTCTTCAGTAAAACTCTGCTCTCTATATACGTATAACCTACCCTTGGGAGAAATTGCCCCATAACATACATAAGTCATGGCGCGATAGCCCCAATCTATAGCAACTATCTTAGGCCAGTAACTTGGAATATCAAATGGAAGTATTTTATGTAATGCCCACTCAGGTTCACCTGGATAATGTTGCTTTCTAAATTCAGCAAATACAGTTCCTTCAAATGCTGTCCAATCGCCAAGTTTCTTGGCTTTTCTTTCCGCGTCAGGAAGAGCATCTAATTCTGCTTTATAGACGGGATCTGCATAAGGATTATCATCAATAGTAGCAGGAATATAAATTCGCTTAATACCACCTTTACCTTGTAATATTTCTCCGCCTTTGGGATTAGGTTTAATAAATCTTTTATAGACCCACGCGTGTCCAATATTTCCGGGGTTACTTCCTGATCTTACAATAGCTGGTAATTCATCTTTAACTTTTAAATCTCTTCTAACGCGTTGAATAGTTATATATAAATACTGCCACTCAGTAAAAGATGTTAACTCATCGAATGCAAAGTAATTAGGCTGCATCGAATCGAACATGTGAACATCTTTTTCTTTCTCTAAATGAGTGAAGAAATATAACGCGCCCGATGGAAATTTAAAAACTGATTCACTCTGATTATATTCCCCACCATAATGTCTAAGGTATTCTTTAGCTCGCGGAATAACTTCAAGCCTTAATTCAGGCATGGTTCGACGCGCAAATACCCCTTTAAACTTTGGATGTTCGTGCCAACCATGTACGATTGGATACATGATTAGAACATCACTTTTACCAGCATTAACCGCGCCGGCATAGAAACCTTCTTTAACAGTGAGAGGAATTGTTAGAAATCTCTCCTGTTTAAATGTAGGCTCCCAGGCAAATGGTTCCATATGATATTTCTTAAGTGGGATGGGTCTATCCCCTATAATAAACCCACCCCAATTATTCTACGTAGTAGGTGTATTCGCCACAACAGCTTCTAACTTATCATTGTCAGACTTAACAATTGCCGCGGCTGCATCAATAGCTGCAATAACTGCCGGGTCAGTCTGACCAACCTTAAGATCATTGATTAACTTAACTAAACCTGTTAACAATGTTTCAACCGATGTTTCAATTGTGGTCTGGCGCGCAGTTTCCGCGTTTAACTTATCTAGTGAAGCCTGTAAAATTGCATCCATTTTAATTAACTCCTCAAGTAATTGAATTATTTTATCTAAACGCCGATTACTATTGAACATGGAACTAATGAATAAAGCTAGCAACAAGAGGTAGAATATTAATAATGGCATCCACCCTTCCTGGAACTAATACACCATGATTCTTTAGAATATTTTCAATTCCCTAAACTAAAATTAAATCTTTTCCAATATCTTTAAAATCGCTAAAGTCTCCAGTTGTTATATTAATAAAACCTTTGTCCCCAAGTAATTTAATAACATCACCAATAACTAAAATTAAAATACCAGCTTTCATTTCTTCTCCTTAAGAATTAGGTTTCAGTTTACGTTCACCAATAAAGGGAACCTTCTTCTTAAATTTAACATTCATATGATCTTTCTTCCCTTTAAAGATACCAGCTTTAAAACCAGCAGGATTAGTTGTAACTAATTTAGCTAAAGTATCCTTAGATGGTTTTGTTGAGATCATCATTGAATTTTTCCTTCCTTTCCTTCAACAACACCATCAGCATGAGATGCTTTGGCTGTTTGTTCTAATAACTCAGTTAATCTACTATTTACTGCAAGATGTAATTCCTGAACTGCTTTCCTAGTTTTAACTGCAGTAATTAAACTAGCTGTAGAAGTTATTATGAGTGGAACCGCGGCAATTACCGCAACTATTAGAGATTCACTCATCATTACTTACCAAATATCTTAAACAACAATTGAATTGCAAAATTCGCGCCGATTGATATACCCACTGAGGTATACATAAACTTTTCTAATGACCTAATTGCTTTTTCATGATCTGTTACATCATTACGAGTATTATTAATTTTTAAGTCTATCAAAGCAACCTTTGTAATTAATTTTTGTTGACTACCAACTACTTCATGAATTCTAGTTCTAATTGTTTCTAGAACTTCAGACTCCATTACGCAGGGCCAACAAATACAAAGTTTAACGCGCCGCTAATCTGTTGAACTGTAGTAGTTGTTACACATAAAGAATCCCCATTTTTAATTTTACCAAAACTAAATGGAGGAATTACCCAAAATGCTGTATCTGTAGCCGCGCCGGGTCCAGACATTGCAGGAGTTAATGTAGTTGTTCCAGTTCCACAAGTCGCGCCAGTTCCACTAATAAATGATAGAGTTTGTGGAGTAGCCGCGCCGATAATAGTTAAGTTCAAACCACAAATTACAATGTATCGATTAGGTGATGTAGAATTATCAACTAGGCGCGTGGTAGTTGCTGAATTGATACTAATACTTACATTTCTTAAATTCGCACTATTCTTACATATATCAGATGCCTGAGCATGAACTAATGTTGGAATGAATGATAGAACTAATACTAAGATAAATTTCTTCATAAACATATCACCATTTATTGAGGACTAGATATCCTCCCTCTGGTCGGCGTAGTAATTACGAAATTGTTAATGTGTAAGTAGTACCTGAAATAGCAACTGTGAAAGTAGTAACGCCACTCAGTGAATACTGAAATGGAACTCCATTAGCAACACCTGTGAGCATTAGCGCAATTACATCCACACTAAATGATGTTACGTTATTAACTACAGTTGCTGTAACCTGAACACCAGGTCCCGTCTTAGCTGTAATAGTCATTGTAGCTGCGGGCATTTTAATTCTCCTATTTACTGAAATTAACGATGAGGAATGGGAATATCTAATCCGAACAATCTAACTAAATATACAATTAATAATACTACAATTATTACAATAATTACTTTCTTAAATGCATCTGGCATTGGAATGTAAGTAATTACTAACCAAGCTAGAAAACCAACTAAAGCTAGGCCGAGAATTAGTTCAATCATGTATCACCTATGGAACTGTAACTGTGACAGTAATTGAAACTGTAAATGGTTGTGGGGGTGCCCCACTAATTGAGGATGAAGTTGAACCAAAAGCATTAATCGCTGTGAGAGTTACAGTATGAGGCGCGTTTGAAATTGTAATAGGGGAAGTACAATTAGTTCCAGTTAATGGGGAAACTTGAGCAGTACAGGTTGGAGTAATTACTATTGGCGCGGCGGAATCAATCTTAAGTGTATAACTAAATCCCTGAACTGTAACTAAAAGTTCGGGTTGGGACCATACTAAAGTTTTATTAACTGTTTGAGCTGTGGCCGTCGTTACCGAAACGATTAAGATTAGTAATGCTAAACTTCCCAATCCCATTAATCTTTTCATATTCTTCTTTCGCCTTTTCCATTTTAAGTTTTAATCTTGTATTATCAATCGCGACCATATTCATTCCACATTTTCTACATATTCCAAGAGAATTTTCCCGGCGCGATCTAATTTTTCTCTCATTATAAAGTTCACATTCTGAATTTCTACATGCGCAGATAATACCTTTATTATCTTTAGTAATTAAACTCGAACCCCTATCAACAGCTCTAGCCATTATTCACTAACCTGAAGAATCTGAAAATCTTCCTCGGGTCTAATTCTAGGTCTATAAGTTACTACAACTTTCCTTGTCTCAGAAACTTCAACTTGAGGTTCTAAATCTGAAGCAATAGCTGACATATTTCGAGCAACCATTGCTAATTCACCAGGTTTAGCCGCGGCGAGTTTATCATCAGTAATATTATTTACGGCGCGCCGAAGTGTTCTCCTGGTAAGACGAACAATCTTATCTTTAGTTTTGAGATTATTATTCACAAGAGATTGATTAATTTTATCCACAGAGTTATAATCAGTAGTAGAATTAACACCCTTAAGATATGCACTGATAGATGATCTCGAGATGGAAAATGCTTCACTAACTTCTTTAACATTTCCGCCCTCAATAATTTCAGCCGCGATAACTTTCCTCAATACATTTGGCGTTTCAATATTACCCTTACCGCGCCCAAGTTTAGTATTATCACTATCTAAGTTAACCTTCTCTAACTTCTTAACTTCATTATCAAGTTGTTCAGAAGAAATAATTCCTAACATTTTATTAACTCCAACATACATTACTTTCGAAACTTCTCCCCGGACCCACTACCCCTTGTGGTGAGTGTAACAAACGCCACTACAACAAGTCAAGAAGGGTGAAATTTCCCTTTTACAACTTTTTTAAATTATATGAGACTCTATTAATTTTAAAGTTTGAATTTTGTTAAATATAGGACCCTATTAGTATTTTATGTATTGGAGATAGAGATGAATATTTCGTGCGCCAGACCGAGATGAGACTCTATTACGGCAGGCATATGGCATGGTATATGCAAGGAAGGTGAGATAAGTTTGATTAATCAAAGTTAAAAGTTTAAGTGTTCAAAGTTTTGTATTGAGAAATGGCGCGGATATTGCATGTGAGTTACAATATTGTAATGTCCTCAAAAGTGGAATAGCACTGTCCACTTTCATAGAAATAGAACAGCGAAGTAACAGCGAAAGGTACCATATTCATTGGGTTAAAGTTTGGCATGGTTATAGCATATGTAATTATCTAAAAAACACTTTCAACAATGGAGAGAATTATGCAAAACCAATACGCACGATTTAAGGCAATACAGAATTATCATGGCGCGGTAGCACAATTGTTTTGGGCAATGGAACAAACCATACTAACAAAGTAATGGTTACAGGAATGAAACCCTATCAGGTTAATGCCGTGCGCCAGTTACGAATTGCGCGCATACTTTCGGACGACTAGACCAAAATAGGTGTTGACAAGCTTTGGGCGAGATGCTATACTCTCTTGTAGATGGTCAAGAGCGGGAATTAACCCGCCGACCTAAGTTAGATGGAGTCAGAAATGAAAAACCTCACAGGCAAGTCTAAAGCGGAAAGTGCTTACGGACAGGATATCCCCGCGGATAAGCAGGAATTCACTTATGAGTATAGTGAATTTGAATCCCCTGAAGAAGCTTCTAATGCAGGCTATAACTTCATGAAGCTTGCAAATGAAAAGGAAAGGCTTAATAAAAAGGCTTCGGCATATCAGAAGCATATTGAAGCTTACAAGCCTGACCCAAATAGTCCTGAAGAGGTTCAGAAGCGTTTGGTTTCAACTCTTAAGGCTATGGGTAAGAGTGCAGATGAAATTAAGGTTATTCTTTCCAGCCTGTAATAACCTTTAACATAAATAGGGTATAGTTTAGTCTAGGTATACTAGATTAGATTATACCCTATTCGTGTATTTATATATGATGTTATAAATGATAATCAAACTTATAATATGATATATATGTATACATTACTTTCATGTGTATCTCTATACCTCTCTACCTCTCTATCTCTCTCTGTCGAGGGGCCTAGGGGCAAGGTTGTCACCGGATGAGGACATTTCATTTTTTGGTTGTGGAGTGTTTTGTTTTATATATTTTTTTTCATATATATTCAATACATTTCTATCGAAAGTGAACCGTCCACATTTCTGGACACTTGACAGGTTACCCCCCGTGTGATAGAATGAGAGAGTGAGTAAGAGATACATACCCCCTGTCACCGATTGAGGACACTTTTGAAAGTAATGTAATATTAAGGATTGATATAATGTTTCATTTGAGTTCAAGTCAATATCGTGATAAAGTATTTGAATATTTAGAACATATTGGATATCCACAATATATAATGGAATTTGAACCTGAAGATGTTGCATATTCAATATCTAATACAATTGATATATTTTATAAGGATAAAGCTAGTTATAGACTATGCGCGATTTGCATTTTTGCATTAACACTGAAGTATCAAGTAATGAGAGTTAATAGAATTTTAAATTAGAATTATGAAATGTAAAACTTGCGGCGTAGATAAGAAATTCCATGATAAATGGTTATGGAATGCTCGTGTTAATATGTGGATAGCCCATACTAAAGCAAATAAGTTAACTAATTTACTTATCAAGAGAATGAATAGGAAATAACATGGCAGGCAAGAAGCATATTCATAAGTATCATAAAATATCGCTCAATACTGTAATGGTTTGGGCCTGCGCATTACCAAATTGTTCACACTATATGCCTAAGCATTTAGATGGAATGGTATTGGGTAAAGCAAGTTACTGTTGGAATTGTGGTAATCAAATGGTTTTAGATAGTAATAATATTGAAATGGATAAACCCATTTGTATTAATTGCGCGCATCCAACAGTTGACCCGATTTTAGATTTGACTAAGAAGTTTAATGATATCAATACTACAGAACCTGAAAAGAACGATATCGCGCATAAATTAATGGAAGTTTTGAAGGATTAATTTTATGTGTTATCTTCTCTACAAAATTAGCCAATTTTTTGGTTCGGTTTTATGGATAGATAAAATTCGCTGGAAATTGGAATCTATAAAAGATTGAGGTTTGATACTATGGAATTTCAAACTCGTAGTGAAGTAAATGGTCTTAGCTTCTATAAAACATTAGAAGAAGCTGAGAAAGCCGCTAAATTAGATAAAACTATCTGGAAAATTTCAAACCTTTCACATTTGAATAACTAAAATGAACCACGCATTTTCCATAAGTTGGGCAGATGTTAATATCTGCAAGTTATGTGGATATGATAAGATATCCCATACAAATGAAGCAAATTGTGAAAGTTGTGGTTCAACTACCACATGCGAATTCTATCCACATATTAGTGATTTAAGTAAATTAAAGATAGCCGCGAAAATGTTACTATGTCAAAAATGTATTGACTTAGAACAATCTGTCGCGGTTAAAGTTAGTGAAGAAGATGTTAAAATTCTAGGCGAAACTAGAATGGAATTACATAACATTCGAATGATGCAAGATGTAATTGAGTGTAGGCAGCAATATTTCAACGCGGAAATTCAATCTATTAATGAATTGAAACTTGAAGTTACGAATGATATCACGATTGAAGATAGTAAAAAGAATGATATAATCGCGGAGAGAATGGTTGAACGTCTTAACCATATGAAGAAAGTATTATGGGAAACTCAAGAGAAGGAATCGGAGATTAGTAATAAGATTAGGGCTAATATCACATTCATGAATGATTTCGCGCAACATCTTAGATTAGAGGTTAGAGAAAGGTTAAAGCTAACTAATATTAATTATAATCCAGTATTAACTAAACCTGTAAAAGATATGAAGTTAGCCGCGCCGAGATTATCTAAAGAAGAAAAGGCAATTAAGGATTTGGCTAAATTGCTTAAGATTGATGAAAAAGAGGCGAGGCGAAGAATTACAGGTAAGAATATATAATCGCCGAGCATAGCGAGGGTAACTAAGTGATATTCAGAAATGAATATATTGAAAACCTAACTAAGCTTTATGATAAAGAAACTTCTGAAAAGCTAAAAAAAGAAATTAATCATTTCGAAGAAGTAATTGAATCCGCGCAAGCTAAGATAGACATTATGAACCAATTAATATTTCAACGCGAAAATTCTCATTTACTAAAGAATAAATAATTTATAACTGCTCATATTTAATATATCATAATCGGGAATATGAGCAGATATAAGTAATTTATTTGATTGATATAACATTATGAACATAGCAAATAAACTCGATACAAGTCAAGCTATATCCATAACTAAAGAATTACTTTCCAAATATAATTTAAATGATTGGAAAGTTAAATTAATCTCAAATGAGAATTTTTTAGGCTTATGTGATTATAGTTTAAAAACTATATTCTTAAACGCATATTCAATAGGTATCCATCCCGATACTGAAGTAATCAATACAATTAAACATGAAATAGCTCATGCATTAACCCCTAATCATAAACATGATTCTATTTGGCAAGCTAAAGCACGTGAAATAGGTTGCGATAATACTGAAAAATGCGGATTATCATTACCTCCAAATATAATCGCGGCGATAGCCAATGGTCAGGAAATTGAAACAATAGTTCATGAAGAAACCATTAAAAAAGTGGAACATCGAATTAAAGCTATAACTAATCTTTGCCCGGTATGCTTAAAAGAAGGTAAAGAGAATATAGCCATAGTTAAGTTTGAAAAAGAAGTTGAAGGTAAGAAATTAATTAAATATACTTGCGGTCATTTCATTATTAAAGATATTCCGCGCCCTCCCGATTTCTCAAGTATAGTATTTGATGGACTGGATACATGCAAACACGCATGGACATTACCAGTTAAAGCAACACATAAAACTGTTTGCTCAAAATGCAATGCTAAACGCCCATATCCATTTCAAGTTCAAGGAATGGAAGCGGCGTGGAAAGCATTTTCAATAAGAAATGGTTTCGCGATTTTAGATTACATGGGATTAGGCAAAACTATCCAAGCAATGGGTATAGTTAAGTTTCTCCCGCCTGAAAGTTTGCCAGTTTTGTGGATTGTAAAGAGTGGATTGAAATATCAATTCTTGGGCGAGATGCTTCGAATATTGGGTAATAGTTACTGCCCACTTATGATATTGAGTGGTAAGGATGGAGTTTTACCGGGGTTCAAAAACTATATCATAAGTTATGACACTCTCAGAACATTTGATACTGATAAGTTTGTTAAACTTGGTATCAAAATGGTAGTATTGGATGAAGTTCAGCAAATTAAGAATAAAGATTCTAAGCGCGCCCAAGAGGTAACTGACCTTGTATTTAAGTTAAAGGGAGTAAAGGTATTACCCCTAAGTGGAACCCCTTGGAAAAATAGGGGTTCAGAACTTTTCACAATGTTTAACCTAATCGCGCCCGATAAATTTCCATCTTTCCAATATTTTGTTAATCAATGGGTGGATTATTATCTCGATTCGAATAGTGGAAAGTATAAAGAAGGCGGAATTAAGTATCCAAAAGATTTCAAGGAATATGTAAAGGATTTATGCATACGTAGAGAACCTGAAGAAGTTATGCCAGAATTTCCTCCCATTACTAGAACTAGAATGGTATGTGAAATTCCTGAGATTGAAGAAGAAGCTTATGCAAATGAAATGGACCAATTCGCGGAGTGGTTCATAGCATTAACTCTTGAAGGTAAGCAGGCTAATAGTCAAGAGATTATTGCAAAACTTGCGCGAATGCGTCATATAGTAGGTTTAGCAAAAGTTCCATTTACAATGGACCATGTTCAAGATTATCTTGATGAAACTGATGGTAAGATTTTAATTGGAGTTCACCATCAAGATGTTGGTCTTATGTTAACAAATCAACTTAAAGAGTATTGTAGAAAAAATCACCCTAAAATACCCATTGTTAACATTACAAGTGATATGGATGGCGCGGCTAGAAATAAAGCTCAAGATATATTTAATCGTAATGAGAGAGCAATTTGTATTGCCTCAACCCTTGCAGCCGGTGAAGGTTTAAATCTTCAAACATGCGATTATGTTTATAACCATGAAAGACAATGGAATCCAGGTAATGAAGAACAATTTGAAGGTCGTTGTAGAAGAATTGGTCAGCTTAAAAAGATAAAATCACAATATCCACATGCTAAAGGAACTACAGATGAGCATTTGGATAGGTTAGTTGAACGTAAGAGAATAAATTTTAATGCGGTTATGAATCATGATTTCATAGAATCGTCGCAAGTTAAAAATATATGTAAGATTTGTAAGAAAACTGAAGCAGAACATGAAATGAGCTGGGAAGCTGACTCATTAATGCAGGAATTAGCTTTAGCTTTAGTAGAAGATTATCAGAAGAATAAGAAGTTAAGAGTGGTTAGGACGAAGGGGAAATAATATGATTCAAAATCACGAACATCTATTAATTGGTTATCACGAGGATTGTGGTAAACCTATTTATAGTAATGATTTTAAGCGATTTGAATCTATTCTTGATAATGGTAGAAGTAAGGAAAGCATCCCCATATACAAATGCTTACATTGTAGTAGGGAAGTTAAGTTGGATGATTTGATTCCATTTTGAGAGGTATGATACTATGGTTATAGGTTCTTATAAAAAATTGGAAATTGGCGCGCGGTATACAGGATTAAAAGATAAAGATACTAATCCTAATCCTGACCAACCCTATGTAATTCTTAGAGAAACTACATGGGAAGAATGGTTTGAAGGATTAGAAGATGGTAAATCTTTACGAGCTCTAAAAGCAGACCCTAAATTACTCGAACTTAGTAAAGGTCATAATTATTATTTAATTAGTGTGGATTAAGGAGATTGAAACAATGATTCGATACACATGCAAAGAATGTAAACAAATTAAGCGCGCCAGTTCTAAGAAACGTAATATCTGCCGAATCTGCATGAATAAAATTGTTCCAGGTTCGGGTAATAGACCAAATAGGAGTAAATCATGAAATTATATTTTCCAATTGGGTTATCTATTTTAACTATAGCATGTGCTCAGATTAATTCCCCATCTGCATTAGATAAGACATATGTAGAACCATACAATCCATTACCAACTATCACAACCAAGATTGGAACTATTAATGACACACCAACCATTCCTTCTGATATTACTCGGACAATTAATATTGATATTCATGTTATCAATGGCGCTAATGGACAATCTATTAATCAAGCCGAAATATCGATGGATGGTAAGTATCTTGGAAATACTAACATTCACGGGGATTTTCATGCTAATGAAGTGAGTTTAGGCGCGCATAATTTCACTATTTATCATGGTCAATATTTTATTTCATTTGAAAAACATGATTTAGTTGAAGGAATGAGTGAATTCACCTCAATGTTAACCAGGATATATTAACATGAAATTTGACCAACAGAAATTTAATATGATGTTGGATGCTACTGTAGATAGGGTAATGGTTGGATTGGAAAATCAACCAATGAAACCTATTTATAAAATAGCAATAGAGTTTTTAATAGCCTCCCTATTTGACCAAATGTTACAAGCTTCTGAAAGATTAGGTTATGAAAAAACTTTTGAATTATTTCGCGCCTCAACAGATGCATTTGAATTAGCTGTAAAAGAAATGGCTAAGGATTTTGGAGTTAAGCTATGAAATTCCAATTTTGGGTTTTAGTAATTGCAACTTGGATGTTACTTGTGATGAGAATCGTTGCAGAATTGGTGATGAGATATGCAACAGCCAATTAAAGTAATTAAAGATTGGATTCATCTTATCCAAACTGAAGGTCAAGATTTAACTTCATGGGAAGAAGATTTCGTGGAGTCTTTAAATGAACAAATTAAAAGGTCAGGTAGAATCAGTGAGAGACAAGAGGAAATCCTCGATAAAATCTATACGGAGAAAACCCCTTAGTCCAGTTAATACAAATATTAAGGTAGATAGATACATCCCATGTTGGGATGGGTGGATAATTAAGTTAGGTAAAGATAAAGATTATTGGAAGCGATTTGAAATGGGAAATAGAACATTTGTTAAGACATTTAATCCCGGTATGGATTATTTGATGATTGAGATTGTGAAGATGACTCAGCAGGAATTTAATATCATTAAGGAATCACTCAAGTGGAAGTAATTGTCCCGAAACATAATGTAGGGATAGACGCGACCCTATTAACATCATTAATGGGGTGTGCGCGTAGGTCTGATTTTAGGTTTAATTTAGACCTTCAATTAATAACTGGTAAACCTACAGGAATTGAGCGCGGTTCTATTGCCCATCACTATTTAGAAGCATTTTATAAAGCATTAACTAAGGGTTGTAAACGCGACGAGGCAAATCAATTAGGTTTAAAACATGCATCATTATTCATTAAGGGATGTCCCTTCTGTATTGTATCTCAAAAATGTCCATTCAATCACCCAGAAGGTGAGTTTCTTGGAGTTAAAAATACTCCTGAAGAATCCCAAAAGGCAAGTAAAACCACAGGGGATAAAAAAATTATCGGATGGGCAGAAGTAATTAAAACTGTTCAAGATTATATTGAGTTTACAATAAATGATAGTTGGATTCCCTTAGAAGTCGAGTGTGTTAAAGGTAAAGTTATCTATGAGGATGACGACATTCGAATTTTATGGAAAGCTAAGTATGATTTAATTGTAGATACTGAGGATGGAATCTTATCAGTTGACCATAAAATGATGTCATTCAATTATGCTATGAGCGATTTGAATAATCAATTTATGGGTCAAACTTTGTTATTGAATTCCCCTTATATAGTAATAAATGAAATTGGTTTACAATCGACATACGCGCCGAAAGATAAGTTTAAAAGGGAAAAGAAGTATTACACTAAGAATCAACTAACTGAATTTGCCACAGAAATAGTTCCATATTGGGCGAAGATGTTAGTAATGTATGCAGAGAGTGGCTATTTCCCTCCCAATTATGCACATTGTGAAGGACGATTTGGGCTATGTGATTTTTATGAAGTTTGTAGAGAGGATAAAATGGCGCGTGAAAGTAAATTAAGAATGTTATTTGTTAAGGGTAGGAAATGGGATATTTCAAGTGAGGAATAAGTATGAAACTATTGATTGAAAATTTGAAAGTTAGATATGAGGAATTTATCAAAAGTCGGGATGATACTCAAGACCTTTTTGCAGATATTAAACGTGTTTGCAGCTTTAATGATAATAGTAAGCGGTTACTATATTACATCAAAGATGAATCAGGCAACAAGAGATTACATCATTATTGTTATGACGGGATCTTCATTAGCTATTACGATCCTTATGTTGGTTAGTAGAGGTAATCATGACTAATAATTATGTATTATTCTTACCTCAACATGGTGGTTTGAAAAGAGTAGATTTTAAAATTACATTTTGGTATGGAATCTATACTAATTATCATTTATGTTTAACTTATGGACTAGTTAATGGGGAATGGATTAAATAATGCCTCTATTATCCTCACTCGATCCCTCACTCATCTTTGCAATCTTCAAAGGTGAAATTGGAACGTGGAAATCATCTGAAGCAATTTCATTTGCAATGGGCGGCCCAGTATATGTATTTGACTGGGATAAGAAAATGCAATCGGTTGGGATAGCCGCGAAAAAATTCAAGATTAAGAAAGAAGATATTGAATATGATGTTTATTTTGATTGGGCGAGAGCTAAGGCTAAGTTAGAACAATTTCAAATCTTACCGAGAATGTCAGATGGTCGTAAGATATTTACAATAATTATTGACTCTATCACAACTCTCGGAGATGCTATCAATCAACAAACACTTGCTGTGAAAAAAGAGGGAAGAGCAAGTGGTGAAGATAATAAAGGTAAATTCATTGGGGGAATCGCGGTAAATTCTATTGAAGATTATAATGGAGAGATGGCCGCATTTCAAGAATTATTGGCCATGCTAACTGATATTCATCAGAAGCATAAGGTTCATATTATCGCAATTGCTCATGTTCTTCAAACTGAATATAAATCTTTAGATGGTAAATCTACTATGTCACGAAGTATTGTAACAGGTGGAAAACGCGCCGCAGCTAAGATACCAGCATATTTTAGTGAAATTTTCCATTTTCAAACTAAGAATGGAGGGTCACAACATGAAGCATTAACCACGCATACAGGAGATGATTTTGCGCGAACTTCTCTACCACTGCCAGAAGTAATTAGTTTGGATAATGGTCCACTTTTCCCAATACTAATGAAGGCGGCAGAAAAAGCGAAAAGTGAGGGTATGTTTTAGGCAAGAAAATGCTCAAATGCTAAATGGTCAAATCCTAATTGCTCAAATGCTAATTCATTTCAAAAATTTACGGAGTAAATACAATGTTTGTTGAATTTGATGACAAAGATATTAAGCGCGCCGTTTTGGTTGACCCTGCATATTATCGAGTTCGTATTGAGGATATTGTTACTAAAGCTTCAGACGATGGTAAGTCAACCAATATTAGACTTGAGGGAGTTATCATTAAGAATGCTGATGATAATTCTGAAAAGTTTGCAGGAGTTCCCACGCCATATCTTTGGCAGTTTAACACAAAAGCTATTGGAATGATGATTCCAGTTCTTCAGGCTGTAGACCCTACATATGCCCCACAAACTGGTGTGAGAGTTCCAATTGATAATCTTAAGGGTGCAGAGTTGGAAGTATTTATTGGTCGCGGAGAGTGGAATAACAATCTTCAGAATCAAATGACCAATAGGTATCGTCCAGTTGCAGAGAAGAGAACATTAGGTGGTTCATAATGATTGATAAACCATTTGCCTATCATAAGCCTTCTCCAGAGGGTTTAGATAGAATTAATAAGTTGAGAGAAGCATATTCAAATCTTCAGAAAGTTATTGAAGATACTTGTCCTAACTCACGTCAAAAATCGGTAGCAGTTACGGAACTAGAAACTTCAGCAATGTGGGCTATTAAAGCTGTAGTATTTAATGACCCAACAAGTGAGGTGGGCAATGGCTGATGAACCAATTGATACAGAAGATGATGACACTGAAGATACAGTAGATGATACTGAAGATGAAGATGATGATGATGATGATGATGAGGTAAATGAATTACCTGATTTGGATTGATAGTTCATAACAAATTCACTTAGGATAACTGCACAAATTGAATTTGGCGCTTGTTTCCCATATAAAGTGTGGATGGGTTTAAAAACATTTGCGAAAGCATTAAAGCATTCCTGCTGTATAGGAATTAAGCTATTAAGCCAAAAAAGCGACAAGGATATCATAAGTGAACGGGGCGGATTTTGATACTACTTTAGCCCTACATGGGCAATAAAAAGTTATTATCAAGATTCGCCCCATCTTTAATTTTATGAAAATAATAATTCATGGATATGAACCTTATAAAATCGGTGATACTTACTTAGATGAGGTAGGTTATCAAGATAAAAATGATATAATTGGTTGGCAAAAATGTTCATTTAAAGTTTTAAGAAAAGCTACATTAAATGAACTTAAACAACAAATAATAAATTTTGGATGGATTGATACTGGTCAGTATGGAAATTATATTTATGAAGTTCAAGTTTTGGATTAAGGATTGAAACAATGATTGAAATAATTATTGATTATAATAACGATAGAGTTACTTGTCTTAAGAATGGAAAGAAAGATTGGGAATTTACTAAACCGGGTCATATGAAAATGATTGGGGGTTTAATTTACGAAATATTAAATTCAACCCAAACCGCAGAAATTGGCAACCCAGATATTAGATTAAGTGAAATTGATGAAGATAAACAAACCACGATAGATGAATGGTGATATGACCTATAGAGAATCCTTCAACGAAGAAAGAAGATGGGATAGGAAAGTTTTATTAGTATCGGTCTATCATTCGAGGCTTCAACTTCGTCATGGAAGTGAAAAGTGGAAGATAAGAAATACTGCTAAATACTTTCGTAAGTCCTCAAGTTATATTAGTGAGAATCTTAAGATAGCTGAGGCTTTACGAAATGGTTTAGTATTTAATAGTAGGAAACAGGCTTTGAAACTTCTACCCAAACACTCACATAAGTCAAATGGAACAAATTGAGTTAAGTAAGATATATGTAAAGGGTAATGGAGACCCCTATGCTAAAATAGCTATAGTGGGGGAATCTCCATCTCTTAATGAAATTCCGAATGAATTAGCTATTCAAGGTATTAAAGCAAGTATTTTAGAGGGATACTTAAAACCTCATGATGTGAGTTTAGGTCAAATATGGAAAACCTATGCATGTAAATACTTTGTACCACCAAATCCTAGATTCGGCACAAAGAAGCCATTTAAAAAGCGCGCCGAAAATGTAGGTATTAATGTTCAAGAGCAATATAATGAACTTCAGGTTGAACTAAATAATATTAAGCCTAACATAATCATTGCCACTGGACTTACAGCATTATTCGCGACTTTAGGAAAGTTTGGTAAAGATGCAATTGATAACTACCGTGGCTCCATTATCCCCAATTATAGTGGGATCAAAGTTATCCCAATCTACGACATCTTTGAAATACACCATGCTATTAAAGATGGATGGCAAAGAACTATTACCAAATTCGATTTCCGTAGAGCTATTAAAAACTCATATAGCCCAGAATACATTAAGCCTTATCATAACTTACAAGTTGTAAAATCATCTACTCAGTTATTTGAATTCTTAAGAAGTAAAATCCCCGCGACTGGTAGATTTAAAGTTTATGTAGATATTGAAGCTAGAGAATGTATTCCAGTCTGCATTGGTATAGCCTTTGATAAAACTGATGGTATGACAATGCCATTATGGAATTTACCAGGCCATACTACAATGTCAGATAAGGAAATGGCGCGATGTTGGTTATTGATGCAGGAATTATTGTATCATCCCCGCGCCGATATAGTTGGTCAAAATTTTAAATATGACCAGGATAAGATTGAACGTCTTGGGTTTAGAATTAGAAAGTTAGCCGGCGATGTAATGCTTAAAGGCCATGCTATTAATGCGGAATTACCTAAGAAGTTAGCTTTCTTCATAAGTATTTTCACAGAGAATCCCTTTCATAAAGATGAAGGAATGTATGAAGGTCCATTAGAATCTCTCTTCATAGGTTGTGCTTTGGATAGTTGTAACACTGCTGAAGTAGATAAAGCAATGGATGGGGATTTAGATGAATTAAAGCAGAGAGAATATTATCAAAATTTTCTCATGGAACTTCATGAAAGTTATTTACGAACTGAAGCTTATGGATTCCGCATTAATGATAATGTCAAACTTGATTTAATTAAGAAGTATGTAACCAAATCTGAAGAATTAAGTTTCGAGTTATTTCAACTTGCAGGCGGATTTGTTAATACCGGCTCTCCCAAGCAAGTAGATGTAATGCTATATGAGAATTTTAAAATCCCTCGCAGGTCTGGTACAGGAGAGGAAGTTCTTACTCAGTTATTAGGAAATACAGTTAAGAATCCCATACATAGAAGAGCGATTGAGATAGTATTAGATAAGCGCAAAATTGATAAAACAATTGATACATACTTAATGGCCCTTCCCGATTACGATGGAAGGATGAAAACAACTTTCTATCTATGCTTAGATACTGGCCGAACATCAACTGGACAATTAGACCCACCAATTAGACCTGCGATTACACTTCAGAAAGATAAGAAGAAAACTGAAGTTTATATAGGTCAAGCATTTCAAACCATGACTAAACATGGTGATATTGGTGGAGATGTTAGAGTTCAGTATGAAGCTGATCCCGGATATTGCTTCCTAAATATAGATTCTTCACAAGCTGAAGCTAGAGTAGTTTTCCTATTAGCCGATGATGAGGACGCGCTATATGCTATCGATCACCACGATTATCATGCTCTTACAGCTAGTTGGTTTTTTGGCGGTTGTGAGGACGATTGGTCAAAGAAGAAATGGGGTTATGAGCATCCAATTCGCTTCTGTGGTAAAACTCTTAGGCATGCTTGCCATCTTGGAGCTAGTAAAAATCGTGCTTCTCTTACAGTTAATACGGATGCTCGCAAGTATAAGATAATGAAACCGGGGACTGAAGAATTATTTACTATTAGTGAAGCATTTGCCGGAATTGCAATTAAAATTTTTCATGTTAAGCAACCTAAAATTCGCGCAAATTTCCAAATGGGAGTGCAAAACGCACTAGCCGAAAATAAACAAAAGTTAATCGCGGGGTTACCGTATGGAATTGAATCAGAATATGGGGGGCTTCGCACTTTCTACGATAAGTGGTCAGATGACCTTTTTAGACAAGCATATAGCTACATACCCCAACGTACAGTTAGTGATAATACTAAAGCAGCAAAAATTCGTATTGAACGTAGATTACCGGGCATCAGGATTATCCTTGAATCTCACGATGCATTACTCATCTCCCCGCGAATTAATGATGCTAAAGAAGTTGCTAGAGTTGCACGAGAAGAGATGGAACGACCAATATCATTTAAAAACTGTAGTTTATCTAGGAGGGACTTAGTTATTCCAAGTGAGGTTGAAATTGGTGATAATTATCGAGATTTTTCTAAATTTAAGGAGTGATACATGGTTAAAATTTATTGTAATCTCGATGAGGATAAAATTGAAATCTTTAAAAATAAAGAACTTACATTAATTTTTAAAAATGTTTCAATGATACAACCCGTTAATCTTTTATATGAAATTTTAAATATAGTTGCTAATGATAAGAATATAATTTTATCAAAAAAATATAATATGGTTAATGAAAATGAATTTATTGTAGCTGAATGGGAGTGATACAATGGAACCTAATGAATACAAATGTGCATGGTGTGGTGGTATATTTGAATTAGTTAGAAATGAAGAGTGGAATAATGAAAAAGCGGATGAGGAATATAAGAAACTATTTCCACATTCCTCAATGGAAAATAGACAAGTAGTTTGTGATGATTGCTGGCAAGAGGTGAAACCAACATGATTAAATACTTCTGCGATAGATGCAAAACTGAAGTTAAAGAATTATCTAGATTACATCCCATTAGTTTGAAAAGAAATGAATCGGAAGGTGAATACGGTGGAACGGGTAATTATCAAATGGATAAGTTACCACGACATTTTGAATTTGATGTATGTGCTAGTTGTTGGGTTGATATTCATAATTTTGTAGCAGATAAACCTAAAGAAGATAAAATTTTTGCAGGATAAATATGTTATATAGCCCATTCATTTCAAATGATTCTAATGATAATTTTGAAATTGTATTAACTGAAAAAGAAGTTCAAATATTATGGAAATGGTTACGAATTCAATCCTTACCATATGATAACTACGAACTTAAAGATTTGGTACACCAATTAGGTATTCTTGTTGAACCGAAGCTATAATGAATTTACTCGCCGAAGTTCTATACTCTTTCAGGGAGATGGAATCTCCATTGAATTTTTGGTGGTGGTCAACATTAACTGCCATATCCGCGATAGTAAAAGATAATGTATACTTAGATAGGGGTGGCGCGTTTAAAACTTATCCTAATATATTCACTATGCTTCTAGCAGATAGTGGAATGAAGAAAGGCGCGCCAGTAGCATTTGCTAAAAGATTGGTTCAACAGGTAAATAATACCACGATTATTTCAGGAAGAAGTTCAATTCAAGGCATCATGCAAAAGTTAGGAACTGCAACTTCACAACCTGGTGGACATGTAAATAAGAAAGCTACCGCATTTATAGTTGCTAGTGAATTCACTTCAAGTTTAGTAAATGACCCAGCAGCATTAACCATATTAACTGATTTATTTGATAGAAATTGGAACGCGGGGGAATATGCTTCACTATTGAAGATGGATAGTTATAAGTTACACGCGCCAACTATTTCACTATTGGTAGCAACTAATAAAGCCCACTTTGAAGATTTTATTACAAATAAGGATTTTAAGGGTGGATTCATTGGTAGGATGTTCGTCATAGCTGAGAAACATGTTAATAAGTTAAATCCCTTAATTAGAAATCTTGAACAAATTCCGAATGAAGCCGGATGGATAAATTACTTACAAGAAGTAGGAAAATTAGAAGGCCCATTTAGACCAATAAGTGATACCCCCGCAGGAGATTTATTTGAGAAATGGTATCATGAATTTTATGGACGAATTAATACTGATAAAATTGAGGATGATACCGGAACTATTCAGCGTTATGGGGATAGCATTTTAAAAGTGGCAATGCTCATCTCATTAAGTAAGAGACGAGATTTAGTTATAGATCTAGACGATATGATCGAATCTATAAAACGATGTGAACTCTTCATCGGTAGTGTGAGACAAGTAACATTTGGTAAATCTGGTAAATCATCAATGGCCGCGCAAAAAACTCTCATCATTAATGAGTTACTTGATAGACCAAATAATCAAATTTCTCGCGCCATGTTACTATCAAAATATTGGATGCATTTTGAGGGAAGTGAATTAGATACAATGATCCAATCATTTGAACAGGCTGGTTTAATTAGTTCGGGTGCTATAGGAGGGCAAATAATATATGCATTAAATCCCACAGAAGTAGAGGCTCTTAGAAAGTATTTTAAAGGTGAGTGATGACCAAAGTTAGACTTCAAATAGTAATACTTGATAAATCAGATTTTATAATCAAGTATGACACATTTGAGCTCTCCATTCCTGAAAGGGCTAAAGCTGTAATACCCTATATTAGAGAAGGTGTTAAATTGGGAGATGTTAGAATTACACATTGGAATTCAGATACAGGAGAGAGAATATGAGTATTCAATTAAATGTAAATCCCCAAATGGGAGATGGTTCACCAATTCAAGACCCAGTTATAACTCTATTCATGTATGCTGCAAATGGACAACCCGCACCAATGGAACCAAGAATTAGAAATCAATCTAATTTTTATATCGCGGATATCCCTTATTCACCCCCAGGTTACCCCCCACCATATGCAGTATATGGAACTGTAACTGGGAAAGGCTTAAACACTACCTATTTCGGTCCAGTTAATTGGAATGGAACTTCCACACTTAACATTCCGGTAACATGTTCTTTTAAACATACTTCCAAGATTGCACCCCGGACTTGGAAGGGGAATATGTGTGGGGTTCATATTTCTGGATTGTCTGATGTAGGAACGGGTGGTCCTATTGATTTAGTTTTAAGTTGGTTCTATCCGCATTACCCCATTAATGAACGTGTTATCATTAGGAATAATTGGAAATCAAAAGGTATTAATGAGGAACCCAATTCTTCAGACCCATTACTAGATGTATTACTTTCATGGCCGGATGCAAGATCATGGGGAATGTCTGAAGATGAATTCATTAACATTTGTATGGAATTAGTTAATGAAGGATTTAGACCATGTGTATTTCTGAGTAGTAAGGATTTTGACCCTTGGCACTATCCGCAGTATGTAATTAATAACACTATTTCAATTCGCACCAAATTAGCCCAAATTCATATCCCTAGAGTTAGCCTATTTTGGGAAGGTTCAATTTGGCTAACTAAAGAAGAGGCCCAATTAATTATCAATGCAATGTCACCAGATTTCCTTGCAGTGGGAACTAAAGTTTATATTCATTTGCAGGAAGGTTACATTTCATTCGGTCAAGAAACTATTGGAGATTTTTGGTGGAAACAAGTTGGGAAATTACATGGAATTCTCTATCAGAAATATCTTTATCAAGATGTTAATCAATTTCTCGATTCAATTAGTGACTGCCTACAGAGATTTTGCGGAGGATGGGGGATGCCAGATGATAATGGTATAGATGGTAATCCCTTCGATATGATTGCGCTAGAATTAAATGCCATGCAGCAATTTAATAATGGCGCGTCTGAACAATCTGGTATTGATTGGGGAACTGTGGCAATGAACGCTCCACATTGTTTTGGACCTAATGGAGTAGAAGCTAAGATTATGGGGAGGGGTAATGGTTAAAATTTTAATCCCTATTTTAATTACACTATCATCAATCGGATGCACATATACCCACTGCTATCAAGGATTAACATCTCCTACAATAGCACTAGATGATAAAGATACAACTTCTCAATTCTATACTAGAGAGAAAGTGTGTGATAAATAATGGCTAAATTCAAAACAATGCTAATTAGCCCCGAGGTTATTATTGCCATATGTCAGGATAAGAGTAAGGGAGCTATAGTAGCTAGAAATATGCTTCCCAATGATGCTAAATATGTTCGAACCTATCTTAATGATAATACTGGATGGGGCTATATTGGTATCGTAATTGAAAGTAAGGAATTTCCAGAAGTTAAAAATGGAGATCCTATTCCATATTTACCCAATCCTATTTTTGAAAAGAGGTAATTATGCACGAAGTGAAAAGAGGTGATAAAGTATTAGCATTTAGCGTAATGAATACTAATTTAAGTATATCCATTCTTATTAAACCAGATATGTTTCCCTTACTATTAGGCAAGGATAGAGAAGCATATGAAAATGATATCATTGGTTTAATCCGCGCCGAACTTTATAATCAAAGAGGAAATATATAATGCAAGCCGGAAAAGTTAAAAAATTAGTTAGAGATAAGTGGTTTGGATTTATCAAGGTAGATTCTGGCCATGAATACTTCTTCCATAAGAGTGATTTTATGGGAGATTGGGAAGCTTTAAGTGAAGGTGATGATGTTCGATTTATAAGTAAGTCAACTCCTAAAGGTCCACGCGCCAGTAATGTTGAATTGGGTAAGTAATATGTTAATTACAATTAAACAAGCTATTAAGGAATTAAAAGTTAGTGAAAGTACTATTAAGAGAAAAATTAAAAATGGAGAATTAAAATCCTCTAAACCAGATAGAATTAGATATGTATTTTTACCGGGCGCGCCTAAACATCCAGATAATAAAATAGATAAATTTGATAGTAAAAATAAGTAATATGGCTCATGAATTTCGCGCCTATGAGTATATGTTTATTGGGGATATCGAAAGATACCCATTTATAGAAAGTGATTCGGAATATAATAAATGGAATAATGATAAAGATAGGCGCGATTTTCTCATAGCATTAGATAGATATTCTCATTCACTTACATGTGATCACTTCATAATTAAGATTGAAAGTGATATGGGAATTTTTCAAAAATGTATGAAATGTAATCGAACGGTTTGTCTATATCATGATGGGCATCAAATGATAGATAGGTGGTAACTTTAAAAGCCGGCTTGGCGAAATTGGTATACGCATAAGACTTAAAATCTTACGTCAGAAATGACATATCGGTTCGATCCCGATAGCCGGCACTTTATATATGCTAATGCAAAAAACTCAAGAAGAAATTGTTAGATTACTTAACAAATGGGCTGAAGGTTATGAAACAGAATTACTTGAAAAATTAGCCGAATGGACCAATAATAATTTTATTAGTATTTATAAAATTGAACCAAATGAAACTCGTACTAAATAGAGATTGGTTAAAAGAATGTGAAATATTCAACTCAAGATGATTCCCTTAATGCAAGGTCACTTTTCATAGTATCTATTACTGACCAAGAATTTGAAGCTAATGGTCCAGGTTATAACAAATTAAGAAATTTTGAGAATCTTATTCTTAATCGATTAGCTAACATTATAGTTGGTTATTTATTCAAACATCACCGTGACGAGTTAATTAAACCTATTCTAGAATCAGTTCAGGAGAAGGTAAGTAAAGAGGTTAGTAAGGAAATTCTTCAACGGTTAGGGTTACCATTGGAATTCTAAAATGATTGATACTGACAAAATTCAGAAATTAATTAGATTAGCTAACAATAATCCGAATGAGAATGAGGCTAATCTAGCTGCAAGAAAGGTGTGTTCATTATTAAATGATTATAAATTTCCGATTCAAGTTAAATCTAATATTCATGAACCTATAATTAGAGGTGCATCAAATCCTAGACAATCCTCATGGGATTGGATGAATGAATATATTAAAAATAAAGCTACTAGGCCTAAAGCTAGACCAAGTGATCCCTATACTAATCCATGGAATTATCCTCCCAGAGGATTTAAATATGATTGGTATGATGATCCTATAAAAGAACCTATCAAAAGAACTTTACAATGTAAAAAATGTGGTCATCATAAATCCACAGAATTTGTAGGTCATCATACTCAATTCATGTGTATAGATTGTATTGGAAAGGAAAGTTTTAATCAAAATCCTTATACTGAAAAAAATCCCAAAATTAAATGTGCTTGTAAATATTGTAAAGTTGAATATTTTACAAGAATGAATCCATTTATATGTCATAGTTGTTTTCTCCAATATGAAAAAAATGATAATACTTAAAACTAAGACAAATAATCATACTTTTAATTATGAAGGCAAAATTGATTTGCAGATTGATGAGGAATTTATTTATGTTTCGGGACTATACACATTTGATGTAAATCTTATGTTAAATAATCCCATGTTTACACGTCTCATGGAACCAAGTAAAGTATTGGATAAATTTTATATTGAAGATGTATTATCTATAATTGGAGTTTGAAATGACATTTAATGAATTTTGTAAATTAAGAAATTGGCAGCCCACTATTTATCAACATGACATAGCTAATAAAATTGTTGATGCGATAAATTCTGATTCTAAATTGGTTATTGAAACTGCTCGAATAGGAGTTGGAACTACAGAAGTATTTAAAATGGTTGAAGGATATTTTAAACTTAATATGACAAAAAAATGAATTACTGGCAATGTTTAAGAATTCAACGCATTTTGAGAAAATTATGCACAAGATGTGGTAAAAAATTAGATACTAAGTTATCCCGTTATTGTAAGAAATGTCAATCAAGTGCTAGGGAAAGATATCGTGAAAGGATTAGACAAAATGGCCTTGAACCCAGAATTCATGCAAATCTTAGAGAAGATGAAGGAAATTCATTCAAAGAAGAGTGAGGATTATTCCTCAGTCGGCTATTATGAGAATTTCACGCGCCAGGCTGAAATAATGGGTTGGTTTAAACGTGATATTGATAAAGCATTTGCAGGTTTAGTTGCAGTGAAATTGGCGCGGTTGGCTACTTTACTAGATAAAACTAATTCCCCTAATTTTGAATCAATTGATGATTCTTTTTTAGATTTAACTACATATTGTGGATTGTGGGCTAGTTATCATGCTTGGACCAAGAATGAGAGAAACTTGGGAGATTTTGTTAATCGTGAAATAATTTGTAACCATGATTGGGAAATAGATCGAATTAGAAATGAAAAATTTTGTTACAAATGTAAATTAACTTGGTTAAATTATATGCACGGTAGACAGCAATGATAATTCTCAAGCTAAAAAATAACCACATTTCAAGATATCACGGAAATATCAAAATTCTTATTGATGAGGATTTTGTAATAATTGATTCTAACTTTACCCAAGATAAAGGTGAATTTACTTGGGATTCACACACATGGGATGCTTATTATAGTGAGGATGTAGTTTCAATTGAGGAAGTAAATGGATCACCAACTTAGAGTTCAAGCTAATAATAAAGATTTATGCTCATTCTGTCCAAATCATTTAAGTTCAAAACATGCAACATTTTATAAACCCTATGTAAATAGTAGTGGTTTAGTTAAAATTTATAAATGTTGTAAATCTTGTTTTTATGGTAAAAAAGATCACTGATTAAGATTAACCTTAACCGGGTTGCTAAATTTAAGCTTCATAGGTCTTTGAGAATTCTTACCAGGTTCAGTATCCATGCCTAATAATGAGGCACCTTTTTTAAGAGTATTGCCACCTGGAGTTGCCCAAGCCGCGGTATCAATTATAGCTTGCATTAAGTATTGCTTCGCACCATTATCATCACCTTCATGGAACCTTTTACCTGCATTGTAAATATCATTCGCGAAAATTCGATACATAGTATTAGCAAATGGCCCAAATGCGGATGTTGCAACTAATGACTTAGGATTAACATGATACATATGCGCGCCATATGCAGTTGCTACTCCCGCGGCAGTTGAACCTGCTACAGCTTTCATCATTTTTAAATAAGGTTCCATTTTTGCAGGATCTTTACCTACCTCACGTGCAATATCAATATACTGTTCCACAATCTTAGATGGAATAGCTTTAAATTGATTACCAAGTCTAGAAAATACTGGACCCCCCGCTACATTAGCTTCAGGAGATAAACCTTTCATCTGGCGCGCTTTATCTACAGTTAAAGTTAAATCTTTCGCCTTAGCTAGTGCAGCATATTTAGCTTCAGTAGGTGACATACCTTGGTCAAGATACATACGTTTTGAGCCATTATAGGCTATACCTTTAACCATTGATTCTATTGAACTGAAGAAATAACTAGCACTATCCATTCTCTCTGCGACAGTTTTAAATGCCCAAGGTTTAGTTTCGCCTTGCAATAAACCTAAACGCACCATTTCAGTATAATTTTGTAATGGATGACGTAACATATCCGCCACGCCCATAGTAGTATATTTCGCGCCTAATTCAGGATAGATATTGACTGGTATTTCACCAAGGTGTAAAGCATGTAAAGAAAGATTAAGATTGACAAAAGACCTAGCAGTAACCCGCGCCACTTGATTAGCTGCTGCATCAAACGCACCATGTAAGTTTTTATCTGCATCATAACCTGAAAAATTCTTAATAGCCCAGGTTGCGGTATCTTTCAGGTTTGAATCTGGAACTTTTTCTAATTGCGCAGTAGCCTTATTAATTGCTGGCGCGTCGAATAAAACCTTCTTCATTGATTCAAGATAAGCTGGAATTACCTTATTATAATTCCATTCAATTTCCGCGGGATTCATCCCACTTCTAGTTTGAGTATATGGTGACCAAGGATTTCCCATTCCTTTATCGTAAATATCCCCAGTTACTCCCATTCCCTTATCTTGAGGAATTTCCTTCTTACCTAAAAATAATTCAGGGATAGGCGCATTTCTACCCAGGTAATGATTATAGATTTCTTTAATCTGATTAATCATTCCTTCGGGTTCTTTGGCCATATGGGTAAAGTACTGGTCTAAATACCCAATAGGTTTTCCACTTTCATTCGTAGCCCCTGCAGTTCTAGCTTTAACAAATACTTCATCTAGTAATTGTTTAGCCTGGTTAGCCCTATTAATTAAATCAGGAGTAACCCCATTTTTAGGATCAAGGTTATATTTTAAATCCTTAGTTCCGTGATCAATTAATTGACCTAATTGAGATTTCTGACTATTATCTAATTCCCGCGAAATTTCTTCAAAATCACGCATATTAGAAGCTAACCATTCGCCACCTTTATCCTGTGCATAAAGTAATGCATCTGCAATGGGTTTAGTTTCGGGTTTTAAACTTAATAATTTATGAACTGAACTATATTCTGCTCTAGTTCCAGAAACATCTTTAAATGGGGTATTTTCCCCACCCTTATCATTTGCAGAAGTAATTTGACCAGGTGGAGGAACTTCTGGTGAACCTACATCTTTTAACTTAGCATCTTCAACAAACTTAGGCTCAGCAAAACCATCTTGAACTGGCTTATTAATTGTTTGTTGAGTTGGGGGTTCAACTTGACCTTTTAATCTTTCATTTTCTTGGCGCGCAGCTTCAACTTGTTTAACTAATTCAGGAGATTCTTCTTTAGGCTTAATAACTGAAGTTCCTTCTTCTATTCCTTTACCCAACTCATTTTGCCTAGCTTGTTCAGCCAATTCAGGTGAAAGTATATGCCCACCATTTTCAGTTGCATTTGGGTCAGCATATTTAGCTGCTTCAGATTCTGGCAAATCAATATAATAAGTTTTACCACTTCCACCATTTTGCTTAGCATAAAATGTAGCTGCTAATGGGTCAGTAGTAAAGTTTTGTCCTGCTTTATCTCCAGGAATTCCTTCAGCAGTTTCACCCCTATATAATCTAACCATTTTATCATTTGATGCAGCTTCAGCGGGTCTATGCCATCCTTCTGGTAATTGTTCAATATTATCTCCAGTTTCCGCGCCAGTTTTAAATATCTTATCATGTAAAGCTGCATCTTGAGGCGCGCCTAATTTAGCAGGTAATTCAGGATGATTTTGTAATGCCAAATCTTCATGAGTCTTTCTGAGTGGTAAATCAAATTGCTGATTATGAATAGCCTCACCACCAACTGGAACTAAATCAGGTGGAACATTGTGGGGGATTTCATCAGTTTTAAAATTCTCTACACCATGTGTGAATGATGTATCTATTGGTCCAGTAGGTTCAAGGGACTTATTAATTTCACTCCGATTTGAACCCATACCATGAGTTAATAATCCTAAACCTAATGCAGCTACACCTTGACCTACTAGGCGCGGATAATCTCTATTATGGAAAGCTTCCTGCATTTCATTGCCAGGTAATCCAGCCATTCCAACTACTTGACTAATAGCCTCATGTCTAGCTTGGTCAGGTTGAAATGATATATCTCCACTTAATAACTTTTCATTAACCTGATTAACTACTCCAGTTAAGGGTGAAGTTACAGCTTGAAACGCGCCTGGAATATTTCCTTCATGTAAAGCTTTAGCAGCATTTCTTCCAGTTTCGTCTACAGAATGATATAATCCCTTAGCAAAATCTCCAGTTCCCTGAATAAGATGAGAAATAATCGGATGATTTTTTACAAATGCGGCCCTTTTAGAATCCATCCAATCTTCAATTCCAGCTAATGGATGTTCACTTTCACCCTTAAAATTAGGTTCAGTATTATCAGGATATTCAGTTATATCAGGAAATTCTTCAATTGGGCCACCCATTATTGCACCTGCTTATAACCCGATTTAAGTGCATCATTTAATTGAGATTTCTTAATCTTAACTCGATTACCTTGAGGATTAATAACTGAAACCATTTCATCAATATTCATATTATTAGGGGGATTATTTCCAGGAGTTACTCCCTTATTTGTAGTGGTAGAATCTGGATTTGGTAAGTTGGTAGAAATTACAGTTTTAGATTTACCACTTGGGTCAATAGTAGTTGTTGTAGTTTTACCACTAGATTTAGGTGGAGTTAATCTGGCTTTTTCATCAATTGAACCAATTCGATTAGTTTGCCTCTTATCTTCTAACTCAGAAGCATTTTTACCTTGTAAACCAATTTCTTCTAACCTACCCTTAATATTAGCCTGAATCTTTTCAAAATCATTCATCTTACCAGTATCAATATTAGTATGAACTATATCAGATGGATTAGTCTTATTTACGTATACAAGTTTACCATCTTTATCAATTCTACCATCATAATTAGGATGAGTTTTTGACCATTCATATGCTTGGGCTCTATCTCTCTGAATTTGAATCTTCTCTTCATTTTGTTGTTGAGTAACTTCATCTTTCTTACTTTTACGCTTACTTTCCCTTAAACTAATGTCATTTCTCCTATCCCCCTCTTCACGAGAGATAGTATCATTTGCAAGTATTCTAGAATTAGTATTATTTCTATATTCAAGATCCGCAGCATCATGAAGTTGTTTAGTATTGGTATTAAAATCTGCCATAGCATGTTCATATGGCCCCCGAATAATATGTTCACCAACTTCAGGATTAGTTAACGCTGCCATTCCCCCGAATATTCTTTGAAATTTACTTGGTTGAAAATTATTCGGGTCGGGTCTATTATTTAACTCACTACTATATCTATCTTGCATAGTAGTGGAGGGATGATATAAATCATTCATCCTTTGACCAGCATCATATGGGATATCTGCGGGGTCATTTTCCTCCCCTGATATACCTTGAGGCTGCATAGCATTTCTTAATCTAAGATAAGGTAACATGCCCATAATATCTAACATTATTTTCCCCTATCTTAGAAATTGGCTGCGTTAGAATAATCCCCATAATCAAATGATTGATATGGACTCTTACTCCCACCACCACCAAACATACTACCAGGTCCATATAATCCGCCACCTGGTAATGCTAATGAAGCTCCACCAGTTCCAATAGCCGCGCCAACTTGTCCAGCAATTTTTAATCCAGTTCCAACGCGACCCATAGCAATATCAAAATTACTTGGCATTTGAGATGCACCAATTCTTGCATTAATTAAATTCTGCCCACCATTTTGGTCCAAATTTTGAAGTTGAAGTAAAGTATTATCCCCTAAAGCTGTATCGGCGGGAGTAGTTCCATATAAATCAGTTAAACCTTTAAGTGCACTTAAAGGTAATTGAGCTTTAAGAGCGGCCATTTGAGCATTTAATGAAGCATTACTTCCTGAAGCTGATTGATTAAGTGAAGCATTCTGTAATTGAGCCTGCAACCTAGTTTTCTCAATATCAGTCATCCCACCTAAACCAGCTTCTTTTAATTGAGCATCTAATTGCTCAACAGCAGTTCTAGCTTGAGCTTGTCCAAGAGATGCTTGGGTAAGACCTGTAGTTCCAAATTCTTTACCTTGCTGTTTAAGTTGAGCAAGATTAGCTTCAGTAGAGGTATTAACCGCGCCAATTTTATCAGCAGCATCAGCAGCCATTCTTGATCTAGCTACTGATTCATTACCCATGTTTCCATGAGCAGTATTCATCGCGGTAGCTAAATTATCTTGAGCATTCTGATATATTTGTCTAGTAGGTGCTACACCTTGGGCGCGCATAGCAGCTATATCTTCAGGAGAGAATCCACCAGTATCAATAAAGTTCTTATAACTATTAATACCAGTATCTAAATCCCCCATCGATTTTTCAAATTTAGTTCTAAAATCATTACTCAGACCATGTGATAATGCTTCATATCCGCCAAAGGTATCCGCGCCAAATTTATCAATTAAAGATGGGTCAATACCACCACTTACACCACCCCAACCACCACTACCACCACCCGTAAGAGATTTAAATAAATTATCTAAATTATCAGGATCAAGATAATTTTTATAGCCCTGAGTAACAGTATTTTTTAAATCTTGGTCAGAAGTATAAGCATTCTTATATTGATTTTGAAACTGAGTTCTTAAATTACCAATATTTTGATTATTAGTAGCTTGCTGATTAGTGATGGCAGTCATTGCCTTATCATGATCTCCTTTAGCTAGGAGAACCCCATCACCATACATCAGCTTCTGTATAAAGTTCATAATTACACCTTATGAATTAAAATTGGATGTTTAGGAGTTTCAAAACCTCTATGTCGTAAATGTTTTTCCATTGCCTCAGATGTAGCAGAGGCATATACAAATGGTAAATTATAATTCACCGCGCCAAATAAATTCGCGGCTATTAATTTACTATAGGCTTCTCTCCTAAGCTTAATATCTGCATCCAAATCACTTAAAGCGATTAATTCCGCGTTAACTTCCAATGTTCCAAAAATAAGAATATTATCATCAGTATCAGTAACAATATACTTATCCAATTGCTTACGATGAACTCCAATAGGAAATGGAAAATCATTTGCATAGAATTTTTTATGAATTTCTACTAGGCGCGGTAAATCCTCTAATTCAAGCAATCTAATTTTAACCATATCATTCATTAGTTCTATAAACTAATACAAGAGCGAATTGTTTAGCACTTAATTGTACATTAGTTTTAGGAACTCCCGCATCATCCGTAAATAATACAGTTTTAGTATTTTGAAGAACTAAAGCTTTAATAGGTGCCCCTAAAGTAGAGAATCCAAAAAACCCACTCCATTGATTTCCTGGAGTAGGTTCACATGTATAAGGTAAATTACCAACTAAAGAATTCGCGCCATTAGCGGTTACTGGATAATTAAATAATATTCCAATAATAACAAGTGAACCAATTTTAATTACAGTTGAACTAGTTGTAGTTAAAGCCAATCCCGCGCCGCTAGTATCAACTATAATCCACCCATTCGTAATTTCACGATAATCATCTAATACATTTGGAAGAGGGGATAAATTTGGTGTAACTGGGAATGCAATTTGTCCACTTAGTAAATTTAAAGATGTTAATGCCGCGTTTAATCCTGCATTAGGACCAATACTTAATCCTAATGCATCAAGTTGCTTTTGAGTTTTATCATTCGCCGCGATTAAATCTCTAATAGTCTGATACAGAGCATTATTAGACTGAGCAATCGCGGATTCATTAAGAGATTGAAGAGACATTATTGTGGTAAGGCTGCGTAAATTGATTTGACAAAAGCGAATATCTTATTAATATTAAAATATCCACCATTTGGCGCGGTTACTCTTATTAAAATTTTCTGAGAAATAAAATTAGCTAATAGAGTTGGAGATATTCCAGGAGTCAAAGTAATAGGTAATGGGGCTAATACATTACTTTGAGTTTTATCCTCCCCAAAAACAGTTACTGTAAGATTTGAGGGGGTAGCACTAAGCCCCGTAACTCTAAATCTAATTCCTGCTAAATGAATAATTCCTTCATTATCATCTGTAATATAATTAGATTGAAAAAATGGATTTAGAACTAATTCTCTAGTAGTGCTTCCCCCGTTATAAATATAATTGCCACCATCTTGACCGCATCCTAATAAAGCTAAGAATGTGCCAGTATCCCAACCAAATAAGGTATAGATATTAGTTGTAGTAGCAGTTCCAGAAAATGACCATAAGGCCCATTTACAACTTTTACTAAAATTGGGATCCCCAATAAAAGTATTAGTGAAATCACATAATAAGATAAATCGCGCATTAATATCAGAACTAAAGGTTAATAAAATATAAATTTTCTTATTAATAGTATCCAAAACTGTATGAAATTTGCCCTGAAGATAATTAGGTGCTGAAAGATTATTTCCTGGAGTTTTAAATATAGTTTTCCATAAATCTGCAATTTTCCAAGTTAATTCAGGTCTAACAAATAATCCATTAAAAGTATACATTCCTGTTACATTAGATACTACTAAATATTCATAATTAACACCACTAGTATCTAATACGGTTGATACACCTTTAACAAATGCGCCACTTCCCTCATCTACTGCGGTAACCGGCCAAGTCGCGGGAACATCTTGATTATCCTGTAACGCATAAGTTTTAGTTAATTTAAATGCATAAAATATATCACGATATTCTTGGCCCGCGGTTATACCCACAGGTAAAGAATTTCCACTTATATCCGCAATAGAACCTACGGCATTAGCATCAAGAATAACTAAGTTATTTAAAGTATCAAATATTTCGGGCGCGTTTACATTTGAAAATAATACTGTGGAGGGTGTTAAATTTAAAGTTACCGCAGCACTTCCAATAGTAGCAGTGCGAATAGTAATAGTTTCATAAGGAAATCCCCATAAAACTAATCTATTATGATATTTTCCAATTCCCACACCACATGGAATTTGATCTAATGAAGTAGTTAAAAAAGTATCATTTTCCAATAATTGAGAATCAAAGAATGTAAAATTTAAGGCCGCGGTTACATTATCCGCGATTCGAGTTACTAAATAATATTGACCTAATGAAGCAGCTTGAGCATTAGCTTTAGTTGCATATATTCTTCTAGCAACTGTAGCTGCTGCGGTAAATGTTCCAGCATCAACTGGAATATTAGTCATTTGGACTTGGCGCGTGTTATCAACAAATTGAACTGGCGCGGGAAAAAATGTTAATGCACTTATAGCACCTGAAGATGATTCAAAGGCTACCGCGAAACTATGATAGCCCATATCCACTGAACCACTTCCAGCACCTCCAGCAACTACGTTCCACGCGCCCAATAATGGTCTGGAATTACCCGCAACTCTAAATGTAACTCCATCATAAATATAAACCCAACCCGAAAATCCCGCAAGATTAAAAGTTAATCCAACTGTAGCATAGGAAAATGTAATATAAGCGCGCCCATTAATATTAACCAAATCAAAATCAATTGGATTTCCTCTAATTGATGGCGCATTAGGTGGGGAATCTGGAGGTATTAATTGAATAGGATTTGGGTCCAAAGCTGGAGATAATTGCTGTTTATAGAAATTCGACGCGGCATCCAATCCCATTGAAAAAATAGTTTGTTGTCCCACAATATTAGTTATAAATAATCTTTGCCGAACCATCAAAATATTACCAGAGTAATCCCTAGTAAATGGGCCTCTAGTAATAACAGAGGTTTCAGAGTAATCTATATTATTACATGCAGTAAAATGGTCTGGGGGACAACTATCAAAGTCACCACGCGCCCATAAACCATTAAACTCATCATATGTTATTGGTTCGTGATCTCTCAGTGACATTATATACCCAATAAGTGAGGGGAGGCTAATTACCTCCCCTCAAATAATTACTGCTCAATCTGATAGGAAATAATCACATCAATTGCGGTTGCTGTAGCTAAAGCGCCACCAGTTTTAGCAATAAGAATTGGAGTATTCACATCATTCTGAACAAATGAAGCTCCATCTGCTAAAACTACAGCATTAGCCGCGCCTGCTCTAACTACTGTAGATTGAGTTAATGCAGCAATTGCTACTGTTAATAATGCAACTGCAATTGTAGCCTGAGTAGCATTAATTCTAACATCAGTGGCACCTGAAGCAGCACCACCAATAGCAATCATGGTCATATCCAAGATTCTATAGCGCCATCCTGGAATAGCTGGTAAAATTGGGGCACCAGCATTAACTTGCGCGGTAGTAAATCTTAATCTTAAAGCCTGGTCACTACCCACACCGGCAATAGCAGTTCCACCACCTAATTGCCACTGAGGAATGGCTTTAGTTCCAATATTAACATATGCAATACCAGTAGTTAAGTTAATATATGGGGAACCTGTCCCTGCAAATCCAGCTCCAGTTCCTGTAGAACCAGAAGTAGGAACTCCTGTATCAACTGCGAGATAAATGTCATTCTTAACCAACTGGTTAATCATGGCATTCATATTCTTAATAAATCTGTAAGGCATCATTTACTCCTGTAGGATATCTTCGTTATATTTCCAGAAATTGGAATATATAACTGCACTACTATTTACCAACCCCTACTACGTTGTTTATAATTAGCTCTAAATGGCCTCCTTCTAGTTGTAACGAATTGTTCACCCCTCACTGAAAGATTCATTAACCTATCTAATGCATTTCCAGCTTGTCCATTTAAAGATTGTCCTCTACTAGCATTTTCACCGATAAACTCTGCTGCTAAACCCGCAACTCTAAAAGCTAAAGTATTTTTAACATTGATAATTGGAATAACTGTATTTGCATCAACTATAGTTGGAAATAAGTTAGCCACATATTCAATCATAACTTCTAGTGCAGTAGTAGCCCCTAACAATCTAATAAATTGCTGTTGCCAAACCCAGTAAACATTATACGCGGTTTGAACTGTATATTCAGGAAGAAAATCCATACGACGCATTAGATTGAAATCTTGATTACTTCCTGAAGTTCTTTCATATAATGCAGTAATCTCAACTAAATCATTGGGTAAAGCTGGACCTATTGGTCCCCCAATATCCCGAACTCCAGCAGCTAATTGTAGGGCAACTGGAGTTACTTTATCGGTTAATGGAAGTCCATTATCCTCATATACCTCTGCCAGTTCATCTAACGCAGTTTGGAGATATTCCTTTAAAACAATATCAGTATAAACCTGCGCTTGAGCATCATTTAAATGAACTCTGGCGCGATTAAATACATCTTTAGCCGTAATCTGAACTGGCATTTATTTTCCTATTACTCAGCGAATTTAATATTTAATTCCTTTGCTCTTGCTTCATTAACTATAGCCTTGCAATTAGAACAAATGGGATACATTGGATTAACCATATGTCCGCAGGCTTTGCAATTAATTAATTCATAAGCCTTGAAATCCTGCATCCAAGCCTTTTTATTACTAGTCCCTAATAATTCCGCGCCTAACCTTGCATCATCACTAATAGCTAATGGATTACCATTACTCCGCGCCCAACCAATATCTGCAATTCTAACTAATTCCTTAAAGAAATTATCCTGCATCGTTCTTGCTTTAGTTATTAAGCTCTCAAAAGTCTCACCAGTATCTTCATTCTTATAGCTCTTAACTGTTAACTTAGAAAATTTACCTGGGACCCAAAATAGTCCTGGCATCTTTTCCCCATCTACACCTAACATCTTACAATAGTCGCCAATCCAAGCCTTAGCCATATCTAATGAATTAGTTACAATTTCTAACCAAGGTTGATTAGGCTCCATTTCTTTCCACCACGAAGCGGGACCAATTACACTAATTTCATAATCAGTATAAACTTTACCCACCTCTACTGCTGGCATTTGCCATACAGATGGATGAATCATTGGCTTAGTTTCTTTAATAGGTTTAGGCCATACACTCACAATAGTGCATTTATCTAGAGGGTTGATGGGAGCCTTACTATAATGAACTGGAACTGCTAATCCTTCTTTTACTAAATCTAAAGTACTGGGCATGACTAAATTTCCTTTACCATTTTTTCGAAATTAGATGGAACTATCACAGCTTCTTGAGTCATTAATTTATCCGTTACAGAAGTATCATTACCGAATAATTCTCTCTCTAATTCATTTAAATGAGCTTCTTTCACTTCACGAGAAATTTTAGGATCACTTGCATTAAAGAGTGGATCCTCATATTTAGCTTGGGGAATTCCATTTCTCACTCTTAATTGAGCTAAAACATTTTCAACTAAAAATTCGCAAGCTCTATATGTAGGATCTATAGGTTTATCTGTATAAACATTTATAAAACCATGCAGTGGTTCATATGAAAACTTCTCCGCGACTAAATCTTTTCGATTAAGTTCTGGAATAGGAACACATTTTTCAATTACCCATCTACTACTTAACCACTGACTATATTTGGGTAGATATCTAACTTCGGGATGAATTAATTGTAATCCTTCCTTAGTATAAGCAGTTAATCTATGTTCATATTGATCATTAGACCACACTACCCGAAAGTTTGGGCAATTTTTCATCCCTTCAAAATAACCATATTTACTAGCTAATTGGTTATTTATTCTTACTATAAAATCAGGAATTATTCTGTTGTCCATCTCCCTTTTCCTTATTTTCTTCCTTTTGATTTTCGAACTTTCCGAACACTCCGCCTTCTACTTTTAATTTTTCTGCTTCTTTGGTCCTTAGTTTCTCTAATTCTTTTTTAAGTCCATCCATATCAACTTTAGTTGGTTCTTCAGACTTTTCAATTCCCTTAACTTCATCCTTAACTTTAGCAACTACTGGCTTAACTGGTAACTCCCCATTCTTATTTAAATTATGTAATAAATTTAATTTCAATTGAGCTTCATGTCCAGGAGAATTTGCAATAGCAATAGTATGTTCATTTTCCTTCATTTCAGCAACATACTTATTATGAGTTAAAAGGTAATTATAACCTAATTCAATAAAATCTTTAATAATTTCACCAACATTTGCCATTTTTGTTCTCCTTTTTAAAGGAGAGATGAGTTTATACCCATCTCCCCTATAACTAACTACTGAACCGGCGTATATTTTTGAGTTAATGGTTCAAAAATATATAGCACAGTCTGAAGCGCAATTGAAGTAACCAAAACTGTAATATTACCAGTCGCGTCACTTCCTGCCACACCAGCATACATGATAGCAATCATATGAACTCTATCAGTGTATGGAGGTGTGATTGTCTTAACTACTGTATTACCTGTTAGCTTAGTTAAGAATCCAACAGGCGCGATTACGTTTGCGGAGGCGATTACACTTGGTTTTCCACCATTAGGATTTCCAGTAGGAGAGTTAATGGTAGAATAATTCTGCCAATTGCTTTCAACATCGAAGTATTTACCTTCATGGTCTCGAAGAAACTTAAAGAACTTATGCATTTTCTTTTACCTCTATGTAACTTTAAAGCTTAATAACCAGCCGGTACAGCAAGGGTGTCTATAAAGCTGCATCCAGCCGGGTTATTGACGAAAGTCTGC